CTTCTGCGGCTGATGTTGTACCTGCTAATTCTTGTGTAGTCGTAATAACAGAAGCTGATGTATTTCCTCCACCAGCTATAAGCCCAGCTGTAGAAGTTGAAGAACCTGCGTCTGCGTGTGAATAACAAGCTGTTCCTAGTGTGGCTGTTGATGTGTGCCAACTTGTACCATCATATATTTCTGTTGTATTAACTGAAGTAGCTGCTGCTCCTGGTGCTCCTCCTGCTCGAACAGCTGCCGTTTGCGTTCCAAATCCACTACCCGCTAATCCTTTTATAGCTGTATTTAAATCATTTCCTTCGGTCCATGATGTACCATCATATTCTTCCGATGTTGCAGAAGCACCAGGAGTCCCTCCACCATAAGCTATTCCCGCTGTTTGTGTTCCTGCTCCTGCTATTTGTGCTCTACCTGTATTTGCGGTTCCACCTTCAGTCCAATTAGTTCCATCATATTCAAAAGATGTTGTATCACTTGGTCCAAAACCTGCTAACGCAGCTGTTTGTGTTCCTGCTGACATATGTTGATTTTTAGTAGCAGGCATGTCGTTAACTTCAGTCCAAGAAGTTCCATTAAATTCTTCGCAATCATCGGTATTAGCATCTGATGTTGTGACTCCGCCTATGACAAGACCAGCTTCTGTTGTTCCTGCTCCTGCTGTAGAATATCTCATTGCATTAAGATCACCAACTTCAGACCAAGTTGAACCATTATATTCTTCTGTAATAGTTTTTGGAGCAGGATAACCTCCAGCGACTAATGCTGCTGGTTGAGATCCCATTCCAGCGGCATTTCTTCTAGCTGTATTTAAAGTTCCCCCTGTTGCCCATGCTGCAGCGGTATAGGTTAAAATTGATTGTTGAAATTCTTCGGTATTGGTATTCGTTGGAATTGCATTGGATCCTATAGCTAAACCTGCAGACGCACTGCCAGCTCCTCCACAAACTTCTCGAGCTGTGTTTAGATCAGATGTTTCCGTCCAAC